ACCGATAGATTACCCATTGTCTTCACTCACAAATGATACAACTCTAGCGTCTAGCGTTATAAGCAACCCATTACTTTTCAATGCATTCGATAACAATACTTCTACATTCTTAAATCTCAATTCTTCCAATTATAGCACCACATCACCCTATGCTTATACAGGCACAATATCTACAACCGTATCTGGTAACACAATATTCGGAGATTGGGTGAGTATAATACTTCCAAACGCAATACGTCTAACTTCATATAGAATAACACCCAGAAACGATGCAAGTTTTGGCCAGACTCCAAGATCTTGGATGATTGCAGGATCAAACGACGGTACTACTTGGGCTTCTCTTGACGAAAGATCAACTATTGTTTGGACACAGGGGCAGACGCAGTTTTTTACAGTTTCAACCGTATTACCTGATTATGCAAGATATCGGATTATCATACGAGCATCACTAGACCCATTTCCAGCCATTGCAGAATGGAAATTATCTGGTATTTAATCGTGTCTTTTTTCCACCGATATATATAGGTGAGATGAAGCATTGGGGACCAGACCTATGGTCATTTATTCATGTGACCTGCCTTACATGTAAACCTTCAACAGCTCGGAAAGTACTTTACGGTATAGTCAGTGTTCTACCGTGTGATCAGTGCCAAACACACTATCGAATGTATCTAGCATCCGTTCCTCCTTCTGGTAATCTATTCAAGTGGTCAGTCGATTGTCATAACTGGATCAACATAAGACTCGGAAAACCCATATTTAGCTACGACCAAGCTCTCCGAAAATACTCGTAGATGACAATAGATGGCGTCTGCCACATCGCCAATCATCTATGCAAGCACACTGAATGTTTTTGCCACAACAAACACTGCAAACCTCTCAGCAGAAACGATTGTGGCGAGCAACATTCAGAGCACCTCAGGATCCATCTCAGGTCTCAGTTCACTCGAAGTAACCGGTCCAGTCGACATTCAAGGACCAACCATCGTAAACAATCAGCTCCAGGTTGCTGGTCTCACTACATTCACAGGTCTAGTCACTGGCCAGACTATCGAATGCATAGAACTCAGGACGACAAACTTTACTGCAACTGGAGCAAGCGCCATAACAACCACTGACGTCACGACAACAAACATGATAACAGACGATCTCGTCGCACAAACTGCATCCATCGGAGAATTCACATCCATGATAATAGCCCCAACCGCAAACATTACCCTAGCAAACATAGCAAGTCTAAACGTATCAGGGACTGCAAATATTTCAGACATTGACATTCAGACTATAAACGTACTCAGTGCGAACGTAACAGGTACACTATCAGTATCTGGTACCACAAAATTCCAATCTGTAAACTGCACAAGCATCAACATCACTGGTGGTATTGACATTAACAAGACGGTATTCAATGTCATCAATGTATCGGACGCAAACATAGCAGGAGGTGCAGCTAACCTTTCTTTCGCAAACGTAATAAATTTTTCTGCACAAAACTTTGCAGTATCCGGTGCATTCACCTTCCCACCTGTATCAGTCATGACAACTGCAAACATTGCGGACGCTAACATTGCCGCAGGCGCAGCCGTTTTTTCAAATCTGGTAGCCTCAAATGTAACCATACTGTCATCACCATCAATCACAACATCATCTGCAACCATAGCAGGTGGCACAGCAACACTTGCTCAAGGTACAATCACAAACCTTACAGTACTCAACAGGGCCACAATAGCCTCCGCAAATGTATCTGGAACATCAAACCTTGCAAATATTGTCAGCTCCAATATACTCGGAAGTGCACTCACAGGTACAGTGATCACAGGGTCTTCACTAAACGTGACAGGTACTTCAAACCTTGCAAATCTTGTCAGCTCCAACATATTTGGAGATGTAGTCAGAGGTACTGGTCTCATTGGATCCTCACTGAATGTGTCTGGCACATCTAATCTGGTAACAGTCACAGGAACCTCTCTGAATGTGTCTGGGACAAGTAATCTGGTGACCGTATCTGGGTCTTCATTGAACGTATCTGGTACGAGTAACCTTGCAAACCTGGTGAGTTCCAATATATTTGGGTCGGTACTCACAGGTACAACAGTCACTGGTTCCTCTCTGAATGTGTCTGGAACAAGTAATCTTGTGACCGTAACAGGATCTTCCATGAATGTCTCTGGAACTTCTAATCTGGTAACTGTAACAGGGTCTACACTGAATGTGTCCGGGGCCAGTAACCTTGCAAACCTGGTGAGTTCCAATATTTTTGGTTCGATCGTCAGAGCATCTGGGTTCACTGGAACATCTCTGAATGTGTCTGGTACATCTAACCTTGTGACCGTAACAGGATCTTCACTGAACGTATCTGGGACTTCAAATCTTGCAAACATTGTCAGCTCCAACATATTTGGAGATGTAATCAGAGGTACAGTGATCACAGGGTCTTCGTTGAATGTGACGGGTACCAGTAACCTTGCAAATATTGTAGGATCAAATATATTTGGAGGGTCACTTGCAGGTACAACAGTAAATGGGGCTTCTTTGAATGTGTCTGGGACCAGTAACCTTGCAAATCTAGTCAGCTCCAACATATTTGGATCTTCACTTGCAGGTACAGTCCTCACAGGAACATCACTGAATGTGTCTGGGACGAGTAACCTTGCAAATCTGGTGAGCTCAAACATATTTGGGTTGGCACTTGCAGGTACCTCACTGAATGTAGCAGGGACCAGTAACTTTGTGACAGTCACTGGTGGGTCACTGAATGTTTCTGGGACTAGTAATCTGGTGACCGTAACTGGGACTTCACTGAATATAGCTGGGACTTCGAATCTGGCCAACTTGGTCAGTTCAAATATTGTGGCTGGAAGTGCTGTTATAGGTACTCTCGTATTCACACAGGGGCAGACATTTCAGAATGTTCTGACTGTAAACAACACAGCGTCTATAGTAAATTTGTTTGTTTCTAATTCAGTCACAGTCACAAATGTCTCTTCGAGTGCCATTTCAACTGCGTCTCTTAATGTATCCGGAACTGCAAACCTGACGAATATATCACTCTCGAGTATTTCACCAACCTCACTGAATGTAGCTGGTACATCCAACCTGACGACACTTGCAGTTGGTACTCTGACATATACAGGACCTATAACTGCAACCAGCATAACAGGGTCTTCACTAAATGTGGCTGGGACCAGTAACCTTGCAAACCTGGTGAGTTCCAATATATTTGGATCGATAGTTACAGGTACAGTGATCACAGGGTCTTCACTGAATGTGACGGGTACGAGTAACCTTGCAAACCTGGTGAGTTCCAATATATTTGGATCGGTACTTGCAGGTACAACAGTCACTGGAACCTCACTGAATGTATCAGGAACCAGTAACTTGGTCACTGTCACTGGTGGGTCCCTGAATGTGTCTGGAACTAGTAATCTGGTAACAGTCACTAGTGGGTCCCTGAATGTGTCTGGAACAAGCAACCTATCTACAATTGCAGTTGGGACATTGAATTACGCGGGACCATTGAGTATATCAACACTGAATGTTTCAGGAACATCTAATCTATCAGGTATTCTTTCTGGATCTTCAATGAACCTTACAGGGACTGCAAACATTGCAAATCTTGTAACATCCAACCTTGGGTTTTCTGGTGGTCTTGCAGCACCGAGCTACACAGGAGGGTCTCTGAATATAACAGGGACATCGAACCTGGCAAACCTGGTGAGTTCCAATATATTTGGTGGGATCATAGGGGCAACAGACATTAATGGAACCTCGCTGAATATAACAGGCACTTCAAACCTCTCAAACATTGTCAGTTCAAATATATTTGGTACCATAGTCAGATCCACTGCACTCACTGGATCGGCACTGAATGTTTCTGGGGCATCTAATCTTTTCAGTCTCACAACTACACAACTTGGTGTGAATGGTGCAACCAGTCTGATTACGATTAATGCGTCTGGAACAAGTAACCTGAGTACCCTTGTCGTACCTGGTACAACCACTTTTGGGTCTGATGTATATGGTATACCCCTTCACACAACCATAGCGTGCTCTGCAGAAAATGGATCTGTAAAGATTGATGGATCTGCCGTTTCAACTATAACAGCCCCTGTAAACATGCTCATAACAGGTACAAGAGCATATCTGGTGAATACAAATCCAACTGCTACACTGACTATAAATGTTTTACACGGATCTTCACTCGCTTCATTGACTTCCATTTATTCAGGGGTTTCCTACATGACTGTTGGTGCGAATCAACCAGTCTCGTGGACAGGAACAGGATCGTCAGGTGGTACACTTTCAACTCTGTCAGGTGTTTCCGTGTCTCAAGGTCATTATATTAGGATCACTTCAACAGGAAGTGGAACCGCGCCGAAAGGTCTCAAAGTTATACTCTATTACAAACAGATACCTTAGGTATAATAAGAACCAGTCGGTCCAAATTTAGTTACAAATGCTGAAGTCCCTGTAGGTAACGCTCCAAGAATCAATCCAGTTTCTGTTTTTATTGTTGGGGTTCCATTGTTGTCACCACCAATATATACGTTCCCAGAAGAATCAGCTGTTACAGAGTACCCGATGACAGATAAAGTATCATCAATTATCCTAGAGTATTGGTATGTTCCAGCAGAATTAAACTTTGAACAAAAACCTGTTCCTCCCGAGCTCGCAGGTAGAGTAGCTACACTTGTTGAAACATTCGAGCTATTCACAAACTTTATTGTTGGGGTTCCATTGTAATATCCAGCAAGATATACGTTCCCAGAAGAATCAGTTGTTACAGAGAACCCGACGTCACTCGCAGACGAAGAATCTACAACGAAGGAAAATTGGTAAGTCCCAGCAGAATTGAACTTTGAACTGAAGGCGGTGTTTAAGGTACCTGAGCTCACAGGTAGAGTAGCTACACTTGTTGAAACATTAGAACTGTTTACAAACTTTATTGTTGGGGTTCCATCATAGTCTCCAGCAAGATATACATTATCAGACGAATCGACTGTTACAGAGTATCCACCGTCATTACCAACTGAATCTACAACGAAGGAATATTGGTAGGTTCCAGCAGAATTGAACTTTGAACAGAAGACTGCTGTTCCTCCAGAGTCAGCAGGTATAGTAGCTACACTTGTTGAAACGTTCGAACTATTCACAAACTTTATTGTTGGGGTTCCATTGTATTCTCCAGCAAGATATACGTTCCCAGAAGAATCAGTTGTTAATCCGCGCCCGATTTCAGCTCCAGCAGAATCTACAACGAAAGAGTGTTGGTAAGTCCCAGTAGAATTGAACTTTGAACAGAAGGCTGCCGCATCTGAACTCGCAGGTAGAGTCGCTACGCTTGTTGAAACATTAGAACTGTTTACAAACTTTATCGTCGGGGTTCCAGCATATTGTCCACCAATGTATACGTTCCCAGAAGAATCAGTTGTTACAGAATTTCCTCTGTCAGTTCCTGCCGAATCTACAACAAAAGAGTATTGGTAGGTTCCAGCAGAATTGAACTTTGAACAGAAGACTCCTGTTCCTCCTGAACTCGCAGGTAGAGTCGCTACACTTGTTGAAACATTAGAACTGTTCACAAACTTTATCGTTGGGGTTCCACTGTATCCACCAGAAAGATATGTATTACCAGACGAATCGGTTGTTACAGAGTATCCGATTTCAGCACCAGTAGAATCTACAACGAAAGAGTATTGATATGTTCCAGAAGAATTAAACTTTGAACAGAAGGCTGCTGTTGATCCATCGTCTGCCGGTAAAGTCGCTATATTTGTGGCTACATTCGAGCTGTTTACAAACTTTATTGTTGGGGTTCCATCGTATTCACCGACAATATATATATTATCAGAAGGATCGTTTGTTACTCCCCACGTTATATCATTTCCTGTAGAATCTACTACTATCGAATAAGAAGACACGTCTAAATTAGGAGTATACGATCCATCTATATCGAATTTCAATAAAAATGCACAATTTAAAGAACTGCCAGGCAGAGTTGACACATTGGTTGAAACATTAGAACTGTTCACAAACTTTATTGTTGGTGTACCGATGTATTCACCAGAAATATATAAGTTATCAAAAGAATCAGCTGTTAATCCCCGTGATATATCTGTTCCAGTAGAATCAATAACGATAGAGTATTGGTAGGTTCCAGCAGAATTAAACTTTGAACAGACGGCTGCTGTTCCTGAACTCGCAGGTAGAGTCGCCACATTTGTTGAAACATTCGAGCTGTTTACAAATTGTACAGTTGGAGTTCCATTGTACGAACCAGCAACATATACATTATCAGATGAATCTGTTGTTACAGCGTATCCTATATCATTTCCAGAAGCATCTACTACAAAAGAGTATTGGTAGGTTCCAGAAGAATTAAACTTTGAACAGAAGGCTGCTGTTCCTGAACTCGCAGGTAGAGTAGCTACACTTGTGGAAACATTCGAGCTATTCACAAACTTTATCGTTGGGGTTCCATTGTAATATGCATTAAGGTACAGATTACCAGATGAATCAGTTGTTACAGAGTTTCCTATATCAGTTCCTGAAGAATCTACAACGAAAGAGTATTGGTAGGTTCCAGAAGAATTAAACTTTGAACAGAAGGCTGCAATACCTGAGCTTACAGGTAGAGTCGCTACACTTGTCGAAACATTAGAACTGTTTACAAACTTTATTGTTGGGGTTCCATTGTATTCTCCAGCAAGATATACATTATCAGACGAATCGGTTGTTACAGAGTTTCCGGTATCATTTCCAGCAGAATCAACAACGAAGGAATATTGGTAGGTTCCAGCAGAATTAAACTTTGAACAGAAGGCTGCCAATGCCGTACTCGCAGGTAGAGTAGCTACACTTGTGGCTACATTCGAGCTATTCACAAACTTTATTGTTGGGGTTCCAGCATATTCACCACCAATGTATACGTTCCCAGAAGAATCAGCTGTTACAGAGTTTCCAATATCAAATCCAGCAGAATCTACAACGAAAGAATATTGGTAAGTTCCAGTAGAATTGAACTTTGAACAGAATGCTGCAACTCCTGAACTCACGGGTAGAGTAGCTACACTTGTGGAAAAATTCGAGCTGTTTACAAATTGTACTGTTGGGGTTCCATCGTACTGTCCAGATATATATAGATTATCAGACAAATCTGTTGTTACAGAGTATCCTATATCATTTCCTGCAGAATCTACAACGAAAGAGTATTGATAGATCCCTTCAGAATTGAACTTTGAACAGAAGGCTGCCGTTCCCGAACTCACAGGAAGATTGCCTACGAAACCTCCGAATTGATCACTTATGGATGGCGTTCCAGAATACTGTCCAGCAAGATATATATTGTCAGATGAGTCAGTTGTTACAGAGAATCCAATATCATTCCCAGTACCATCAATTATCCTAGCAAACTGAGGGGTCACAGTCAACTCGTACGTATATGCATCAATGACGTCAGTCATCTTACAGTGAGCCCGAATTTCTTTTTGATGATAGATTTCGCACCAGTAAGTGTCGGAGAAGACCACAAGAGCCAACGAGACCAGAACCCTGGTGTCTTTGGGTCGTTCCAATTTTCACGTGATCTGTGCCTCGTGAGATAACGCTGCATACGCGCAGGGTCCTTATGAACAGTGTAGTCAGAGTATCCCTTGGCACCAAACTTGACAGTCTTTCCATCAGGAAATTCCACCTGATACTTTTTAGGACCAGTCGAAAGTTTCTTTAAGGCGACCTTCACCATCTCTTAGAATGGTATACGTTTTGAAATCTGGACAACCAGGAATATAGTCAAGAGGTTAATGACAAGTATACCAATAAGATAAGGGGTGAACTCTTTGAGAACCAAAGAAAACACCTGCTTACTGATAGGACCATCATCCGTTTCTGAATCCGAATCCATGGATAGATTCTTGAAACTCGACAAGCAAAAAACCAAGAGAGGCCCCCGCACTGAATGGCTCGAAGACTTGGTAAAGACTCATGGAAAGGTTTTCATATGGGGAAAGTCTGGTATTGGAAAGACTTGGACCGCAAAGAGTCTGACTCTCGACGGATCCCTGACCATATTCGACGACGACGATGATTTTTCTGTAGAAGTTTCAACCAAATACGCATTGTATATCGGTAACAACTCCTCACAGTGCCCAGAAGGTATACCTTCATTCGAGTACGTGCCATGGACATCTTCTGAAACTCTCAGGGGTTCTGCCGGTATGTTTGGAACCCTCGATACATATGAAGAACCATCAGATATCGTGAGACGTCTATTACGCGGTGAAAGATTTGAAATACCAGACATTGCTGAAAGAGGGTATATGTATGCTCTGATACATGAGAATCACAAGACGTGTGACGTTAGAGTTCTGGAGGCACTTTCAAATGCAGACATATTCGACACATACATCTACAAGAACAGCGACTGGGCATACACAAACTATTTTGTATCAGAGGGTCTATTGAAACCATCATATATCATAGATCCGGTGAATGCCACTGACCTTGTTCCAGGGTCACTATGGACAAAGCACCAAAACATGTGCATGCGGAGAAAACGACTAAAAGCTCTTTACCAAAAAGGATTCACAATGGATCATCTTCCATTGATCAGGGATCATTTGAATGAGGGGGTTATTCATCCAAGCCTTGAGGTTCAAGACATTGATATATTAAACCATGTTTGCAAGATTAAACGGGCACAGTCACTTAAGAAACAAATCAGAGAGCGAAGCGGAAGATGAGACTCCAGGTGTATACACAAGGGTGATTGGAAATGAGGTTTACTTTTATGGAGAGGTTTCGCAAGAATCTGTACTAGAGCTGAACATTACTCTAAAAACTCTGCAGAGGGACCTTCTCATTAAATATGCAGAGATTGGACTTGAGGAATCTCCAACAATCAAACTATACATACACAGTGAGGGAGGGTGTGTATTTGCAGGTCTGTCTGCAATGGATCATATTCGTACGATGAAAATTCCAGTCACTACAATTGTTGACGGGGTGTGCTGTAGTGCAGCAACATTCATACTCCTCGGTGGAAAAAAACGACTCATGAAAGAAAACTCGTTCGTTCTAATTCATCAGTTGTCGAATACATTTTGGGGAAAGTTTGAGGAGCTCAAGGATGAGATGGAGACTGTGACAAAGCTCATGGAGCACATCAAGAACCTTTACCGAAAGAACACAACACTGTCAGAGACGAAATTGAAGAGGCTTATGAAGAGGGATGTCTATCTTGATGGTGACGAGTGCATAAGGTACAATATTGTTGAGGGGACTATTTAGAAAGTTGCACTACCTATTGAATTACCCAAACTATCATAAAACTGAATACTTTTATTACGATAGTCTCCTATCGAAATAGACGTTAAAGACACAGGAATACTTACTTGATTAGGACCAGATGTTACATTTGGTATATTAGTTGATTGATTTATATTTGTACCGCCAGAAACACTTCCTGTAGCAATAAGGTTGGCTCTAACATTATTTAAATTTTGAGAACTATTAAAAGTAAACCCTACGTGTGAATTTGAAGAACTTATTGCAAGTATAGCTGATATAACTGATGGACCAGGGGTTCTTGCAGGTCATGGAGCAATGGGACCTGTATTTACAGAAAGAAGCGTAATATCTGTCAGATTAGTTACCGTTGCGAAAGGGCTTGTAGCAAGCTTATTCCCAAACGTATCCACAAAGTATCCGTAGAAATTGAATGGTGAGTCCGGTAGGCTCGTTATTCTCAGTATTCTATCGCCTGTTCCTATGCGAATATGTGTATATCCGGTAGCTGTTATCCCCCACGTGCTTATAAAACTACCATCAGATATGGAGTTCGTTCTACCGGTCCCATCATCGGCTGCGACATTAACATGTAAATTTTGTC